CAAGTAATAGGAATGTTTTCTCCGCAGAGCGATAAAACTCATAAAATGATAGCATATGCATTGGTTGTTATATTTTCACTTTACATATTGTACGATACGAATAAGATACTTTTGAAATATCAGAATAAAAGTAAAAGCGATTGTATTGTAGGGGCCATTGATTACTATCTGGATATTATTAACTTATTTGAAGATTATTTATTAATTGGATCTTCTAAGTAGATTACATATATTAATCATCTTAAATAATTATTATACAACCAAGTAAAATAATTGTCACTATATGAATGTCCTATAATTGAGATCTTATCGGATTCATAAAAATAATACCAACCCGGGGGTATGTAAATTGTTAATCCGGTTTTAAGATTAATCTTGAAAGCCCATTTTTTTATTTCGTCATTTTTTTTATTTTTAATATCATTTTCATGTTTAGGATTAAACAAGAAAAAGGTAGTTTCACCGTTTAATTGTGTAAAATATTCGCAATCATGTTTATTCGTAGTAAGGGATAAAAAATGATGACCTTTCTGAATACTTATTTCATGGGTAACATTACAACTCAATTTACCTGAAAATGAATTATGAATTTCATCTAAATTTCTTTTATATCCAATATGACTTACAATTGGTTTATTATTTAATACATAGATATCATCATATTCTTTAAAAGAAGATAGGGCAATATTTTTACCATTGTCATCAATTATATAACCCGGATTATTGTTAATTAATGAATTTAATGATAATTCGGAAAGATCATATTTTCCAATTAAATTATGTATTAAAAGAGGTGATCTCGTTTTAATTGATTCTTTAATTTCCAAATGATTGGGATTCTGTATCTGTATTAGATCAGCCGAATGATTGAACTGATGTAATTCAAAAATATATTTCCCCGCGATTATAGAGAGTGTTAATAAGATAAAGAAAAGAATCATAATCTATATAAAGATAAGTTATAATATTATAGTATAATTGACCGAAGATGAGTAGAGTAATTGGAAATGTTAAGTGGTATGATACAAAGAAGGGTTTCGGATTCGTTACTCTTGTAACTCCAGAATTAGAAAATACCGGCAATGATATTTTCGTTCATTTCAGTAATATAAATATTGTGGATGGATACCGACGTCTATTCCCAGGAGAATATGTTGAGTTCGAGCCAGGACAAGCGGAGGATGGGCGTTCTATTTGCCTAAATGTGAGTGGTCTATTCGGGGGCAATCTGTTGTGCCAGAATGAGGAACATCGTTATAAGATCTTCCCCAAGTCGAGACCTGTGGAGGAGACAGGTGTTGATGGGGGAGATGATGCTTGCGCAGATGATGCATGATAGAACAGAGGATTAAATATTTTAAACTTTAATAAATTTGATAAATTATTGAATGATAATTCTTATATCAATAATATTATAAGGATTTGACAATGAAACTTAGATCGGGTAAAATTTTAAGCACTTTCTTTAAATCCGAAAATCAACCCTTTAAGTTGGTTTTAATGCCTGAAAAGGTTCGGGTAAAAGAAGAAGATAAAGGTAAGTACGAAGTCAATATTGACTTCGATGAAGCATCTAGGGCCTGGCGCAAGAATAAGATTCATTTAGGGGAGACAGGATTTCGTTATAAGTAAATTTAATCCAATAAACATTCATTAATTTCATAAACTGGTTTTTCTTTCTTAGATTTTCTCTTTTCAATTTTCTCTTTTGAACCATCTGTTTTATAAAGATAAATATCATGATTACTTTTTTTGTAATATGTTACTCTTTTATCGCATTGTTTTGAAAATAAAGTCATATTTGGATGAGTATCCTTAATATCAATTACGAGTGGGTGAAATTTTCTAACATCTGCTTTTTCCCTTAATATTCTTCCAACGGACTGAACAACATCCGACTTAGGAGAAGCTAAAACAATTGTATTTAATTTTGGGATATCCATTCCCTCTGATGCCATAGAGAATGTTCCTAAAATTATATCTTTTTCTTGGGAATCCCTTAATTCATTAGGTTTCATTCCACCAACATAAAGTCCAGAACAAGAATCTTTTACATTTTCATTTAAATATTTTTTAGTATTATCAAGATATCCTCTACGATCACTAAGAATTAAGATCTTTCTACCCTTATTAAATTCTTCTTTTACAAGATTAATAATAAACATAAATCTTTCCTCTGATTCGCATAAATTATTAATCATTCGGGGCATACATTGCTTACCATTGTATAAGACTTCTTCTTTACAATAAGATTTTTTATCATTATAAAATTCATATACCCGTGTTTCAATATAATCCGTATTTTTTTCTTTTGTCGTGTAGACCATTGGACCAATGTACCATTCAAATACTTTCCTTAATCCATCCTTTCTATTCGGGGTAGCAGATAATCCAAGCATATATCTTGAAGATACCTTCTGCATTGACCTATGGAACACTTCTGCCCCCAGATGGTGACATTCATCAAATACCGCTAAACCGAATGATGAAAATACCCCTGATTCATATTCCTTCATAGATAAACTCTGAACCATCGCCAAGACTATATCTTTATTTTCAATATCAATTGTATTCTGTTGTATCTTACCGATTCGAGCATCGGGTAAAAACTCCATTATACGATCTCTCCATTGAGTCATTAGGAAATCTTTATGAACGACAACAATTGTTTTCACTTTTAAGAGTGCTATAATCCATAAAGATAATACAGTCTTTCCTCCGCCACATTTTAGAGAAATTAATCCCCCACCATTCTTTATGGCTTCATCTTGATATATTTTTACAATAGGTTCTTGTTCTTTCCTTAAAGATCCTTTAAATTTAATATTAATGGGTGTTCCTTCTCCAATTTTATTCTTGCCCGGATTACCGAATTTTTCTTGACCATAAAATCGGGGTAAATAGAGACTTGAAGGACTTTCCATAAATAATGAAAACTTTTTTTCATTCTTTTCACCGAAATCACCATATGTGAAAGGATTAACTGTTAAGTCTTTTTTTATTTCTTTTATCTGTTGGGGTTTTAAATTCTTTTTTTTAACCTTGTATCCATTGCGGGATAATGAAGATTCAATTGACATCGTAATATATAATATAACGTTTATAGTTTTAAATAATTGTTAAATTATGTATATGAAAGTCAATTAATACAAGATTTTAAAATAATAATTTAATCGGTTAATACCAGTTGTTTTCCGGTTTCTTTATGGGAACTTTTAACAAGTGTTATTTTACTTACTTTTCTATCCTCTAGATAATCAAGCATAGATTGCCCCTCGTAATAGTGTTTTTCTTGGACGTCGATTAGAGTTGGTTCACCTTTATATTTCATCAAAATAACCCCATGCTTCCATTCCTCATCATCGTGGATACCATTTAATAAAGCAACAATATGACGGTCCGTTTTTATTTTTTCAAATAGTGAATATAATTCTCTGAATAATTCCTCCGAATCTTTAAACTCCATTGCTGATAATTCAAAATTATATTGGGGATAATAGAATTCCAAGAAATCTATTAATTCTTCCCCCGATATCCCCGTTTGACCATATTTTTCCGAAAGGAATCTCGCGGAAACTTCGTCGACACCCATATGATGTAATATACAGGGGACACAATCATTTTTCTGTGAATGAATAAATACATTATTCCTATGTTTTTTCTTGGAAATCTTAATAAAACCACTCTTTGATTTTTTTTTCTTGTCTTTTTTTCTCTTGTCTTTTTTTTCTTTCTTGTCTTTTTTTCTCTTGTCTTTTTTTTCTTTCTTGTCTTTTTTTCTCTTGTCTTTTTTTTCTTTCTTGTCTTTTTTCTTTTTAACACTTAGTTTATCTCTCTTTTTAGACATAGCATATCTAAGTGAACGTATTTTATTCGTATGATTGGGATTACCTTTAACCATAATATAAATATAAGTATATTATAAATGTGGTGGTTAGTCATTTTATTATTGTTGATCCTTTTAAATGATAGACAGATAGACTCTTACCAGAATTATTTAGAGGTTCCCATCTATGATTGCCCTAGAGATTATAATAGTGAACTTAAAAATCTAAATAATTTTAAAAGAACCCTTCAACCATTCGGTTATACTCCGAGAGAATATATAGATCAGATAAGATTCACATTTACGGATGGACCTTTACCGGTAAATCCAGATTTTTTTATGTATAACTATTAATATTATAATGAATTTAAAAGAATATATTAATTTCGATTATTTATTTATGACAATGTGCGCCACAATTGCGTATAACTATTTCAATTCCAATAAACCCAAGTTCATTATTCAGTATTAGTAAAGTTATTAAAATATAGAATAATAATATAATGAAAGAAATTATTAAAAAGATTTTATCTATAATTTTAGGATATATTTTCATAAGAGTCATTCTAAAATCGTGTAATGATTTCCATGTAGTAAAAATATAAATTACGTTTAATATATTGAATAATATTATTATAATCTAATAAATGTCTCAGGAAACACAGATTGGAAATCTGGGTGGCGGAATTAGCAATGAAGATTCGGAACTCGTTGATAGTATTTTAAATGATTTAAATGGTCATTCCGGGGATAAACGCGGTGTTGATCGTGGGCAACCACAAGGTGGGCACCCCCCTCAGGGACAAGAACTAACGCCCGAACAAATTAAACAGATTCAGATGCAGAGACAGATGGCGATGCAGCAACAACAATTAATGCAGCAACAGCAGATGGCGCAACAGCAGATGGCGCAACAGCAGATGGCGCAGCAGATGCCTCAACAGCAGATGGGGAAATCCAACGGTAGGGAAATGACAGCGGATAATGATACTTTTATAGATCAGATAAAAAATGAATCCGAGAGTATTATACTTGTTATTTTCTTATCTATTATTTTAAATTTAGAACAAGTTGATAATTTATTTAAAAGTCAATCATCATTTTTTACAACTGAATCCGGATCACTTAATATGCAAGCAATATTTATTAAAGCTTTAATTATCGGTCTAATATTCTATGCTGTGAAAACGTATTTACTCTGAATAATAGACATTAATTCGGTGTTATCTAGTAATTTCTTATAGCATTTATTAATCGTTACTTCCGAAATATTACAATTCTCGGATATCATTTTTTTACTTATATCTATCTTCTTTAATTGTAAAAGAAGATAAATACAACCAGATGCCATTGCGGGAGGCGTATTATCATATATTAAATTTAATGATTTACATATATTAGATATATCTTTTATTATTTCCATATCTTTTTCAGATACAGAAAGATTATAACAGAATCTTTCTATGAAATCAATTAAATTAATTGTTTCCGATCCCTGCTCTCTGGTAACATTTATTTTATTTAGTCTGCTTATTTCTGTATAATTTTTACATCCCTTAGTTAAAATCTTGGGGTCCATATCAAACATTTTAGCTATTTCTTTTACACTCCGAGGAACTTTACATTCTTTACAAGCATTGAAAACACAGGCGGCAATTATACCTTTTCTATTTTTACCTCTCGATATCTTAGTATCTGAAATAACCGAATAAAGTGATTTAGCTGTTTCACTTATAATATTGGGCAATTTATTCGTACCACACTTAGAACTTATCTCCATAAATACTTTATATTTACTTCTTTCTTTATATGGCATACTATTCCAATTCTGCCTCGTAGAAATCCGGTCATAAATATTGCCTTTATTATTTATACTTGTACCCAAGGATGATCCAGGTAATAGTAAATTCACCGGCATACCGCACCTTGTAGGATCACTTTTTTTACTATCAAGAGAACCATAATATCTCCACTCTGGAATATTAAGGATATCATCTATAAGAGAATCACAGCATTTACACTTTATTTCCGACTCTGTATATATATAGTTTTCAATATTCGCACAACACTTATCTTTTTTTTCTTTTTTTTCATCTGATTCATTAACTTCATCCAGAGTTTTATACAATTCGTCAAAACTCATAAGCGATTTTAATATTTAATTTATTTTTAAGTAAATAAATCAAATTTATTAAATTTTATAAATAAATGTTATACTCAGAATTAATATCTGGTTTATGGATATCTGATATAGAAATGTTAAATAAAGATAAATTTTTAGAAGATAATAATATAACTATTATACTAAATTGTACCCAAACATTCGATTTCCCTAAAAACAACTCAATAAAAAAAATCAGATTACCTTTCTCCCCTATAAGAGAATCTGATACAGATATAACATTGTTGCGTAATAATTATAAAAAAATAGTTGATTATATTTCCGATAATATAGATGAAAATAATATTTTAATTTCTTGTTACGATGGTAAAAGTATATCGCCATTTATTGTTGCCCTATACATAGCGACTAAAAGTAAAATAAGTAAAGAATCAATTTATGAAATTTTACTTACTAAAAATAAAGAATTAGATTTATGGTGCGATTTATCTTTATTCATCAATTAATTCTATCAATTTTTCATCCTGCTCTTGAACTAAATCGTCCAGGATATCCATATTAGATTTAGTAAACCATGGTATTCTATTACCTTTTTCGTTAATTATGGGTTTATCTTCATCATAGCGATTAAATAATAATTTACCCGATCTTTCAATCATATTATTATGATGATTACAATAATCTTTATTTTTTATACGTTTATATCTACATCTCGTTCCATAATGATTATCCCATATTCTGGCGCAGCATCTATTTTCAGATGTGTATTTACATTTTTTTTCTTTATCTAAAAATTTCAAATCTTTAATTTCAGTTTTTATTTTAGATTGACATAGGTTTTTATATTCTTCAAAAGAAATATCTAAATTACTATCATATAATTCATATAAATCATTGAGAACATCAATTTCAATTTGTATTTTTAGAAGATCTTCTAATTTCATTTTATAAAATAAAACTTGGAAACATAAAATCAAATTTATTTAGATTTTACATATTATCAATAATAACCGAATCAACAATAAATTTTAAAGTCATTTTAACTTGATATTCTTCCATAGATTGTTCAATTTTCGTAATTATTTCATAAAATAATTTAGGATTAATATAAATATCTTTATATTTCAATTCTAAATATTTATATAGAAGATCATTTTTCTCAATTAATTTTACATCTTCTGATTTATGTTTTTCTTTATTTTTTCTTATAAGATAAGGATTAGCTATCATTCTTAGATGTTGTGTATCCATTATAATATACTTATTTTCGGTACATTTAAAAAACCTGTTTTTTTAACACAATGAATATTTAAATATATCTCTTTTTTATCATCTATAAATCTTTTTATACTTCTATCTAATATTACAATTTCACCATTTTTAACTATTTTCTTATAATTTTTAATATTTTCAGATAAATAATCTTCATATTTATCTAAATCTTTATTTTTAATAATAATTCTGTAATTTCCATATTCTTTTACGATTTTGTATTTATCTATCTTAATTATTATTCCATATAAATCTATAAATGAATTATTCTTAATAATAAATTTATCTTTCAACTCTATTATAATTAAATCTTTAATATTTATTTTTTTAGGATATATATATTTCATATAATTACTTTAAAAGAAGATATAAATTATAATCAATGATATGAACAATTTCAATAAAGAAATACTAAAAAATGCTTTAAATTCTAAGGATTTACCTAATTTATTAATATATCCGAAACAAGGTGAAAAGGTATTTTATGATTGTTTTAGTCGTATTTACGATACGAATAATATTAAAGAATTAAAAATGAATGAAATATCATATATAAAAACCAATAGTTATTATGAATTTAATTTAAAATTTATCGTTAGTAAAAATATCGTTAATCTCGTTGAGATACTTAAAAATATTATAATAACGAAAGATTTTTATAGTGATGATAATAAAATTATCATATTTAAAAATTTCAATATAGTGAAAATATCTTTACAGAATATACTGAGGGTTATCATTGAAAAATATAGAGAAACAAGTATTTTTATTTTATTAACAGATAAATATAGTAATATAATCCAACCTCTAAAAAGTCGCTTTTTAAGTTTAAGATTTCCACAAGAAACCAACAAGGAAAAAAGAAAAATTATTTTCAATAATACAGATAAAAAAATGAAAACACATAAATATTATGATTTTATGTATTCTTTAGAAATAGAAGATATTAAAAATATCGCTTTAAAAGAAAACGAAATAAATAAATATATAAATCCATATGATAAAATATCTTTAGAAATACTGAAAATATATAATAAAAAACTAAATAAAAATGAATTATGTAAATTAAGGGATATAGCTTATAATATCTTAAAGAATAATATAAACATCGAGAAATTTTATAAAAATTTTTTAGAACATCTTTTTAAAAATAAAAAATTAAGAGATAATACTAAATATAAAATTGTTAAAATATTAGCGGATTCCCATCATGATTTTAAAATTTCATATAGGAATATAATCATTTTAGAATGCTTATTAATGAATATATTTTATGCAATTAAAGACGACCTTCGCGCATATCCTCCTGAACCTCGTGATGAATCCTGTATGTCATCATAAATATAGTTAATAGAAGGAATAAATTCATATCACGCTTAATACAGCACGAATAAATTAAGCATACGAATAAAAATAGATGAACGAATGGATGTCTGATTAATTTTTTAATTGGATCCATCAATGGTTTAAGCATTCTCTTAAAGGGAATGCCCAATATATCGTGAGGTAGATATTCCACAACAATAACCGCAACCATAAAAAGTTCTATATTTCTCTTGTTGGAACCAATCACATTGCTGACACCAGAAATACCTTTCTTTCCTAAACTTTCAACACTCTTCAAACTCATTTTATACCTTAATAAATATTTTTTTTTACAAGAATCTTAAATTATTTTTATGAAAATAAACTATTGGACCATCATCCAACTTTACCTTAATAAATGATCTACCCGAACGATGCTTATCACCCACCTTAGAAACAATCTTCCCGAACTTCCTTCTAAAATCCTTGTGCGTTCCAATATACTTCACCAAACGATCTTCTTCGAACTTGTAGTTAGGGATTTTCTTGAATCGGTGTCCATCCATCGAATATGGACCCCCTTTCTGATATTTCCCAGTTCCAGTATGAAGTCCTCCAAAGTTCTTTCCATTCCAGCTTCCAGGTGCCATTATTACTTATATTTATATATCACTCTTTCTTTTTAAATATGCTAAAATTTGAATTGCAATATAAACTTTTTATAAATATTATTCAATTTTCATATCTAGACAACCTTAAGATTAAATCGCGGCTTCGCTTCATAACCATTTACACCGCTATCACTTTTCTTTTCACCAATAGACAGACCAAATCTAGAATTGGCCTGCCATTTCTTTAATGCTTCCTTAAAGACATTCCTCTTCGGGGCATCGAACTCTTCTTTTAGTGCCCATTCCTTAAAGTCGCAATACAGATTATCAAGCTCGGTGGGAGCAATCTCCTCAACACCACTGGTATCATTTTCAATTTCCTCACAACAATCCGAGATCCACTGACCAACAATATCATTAGAATTCCTGTATTGATTAGTCTTGTCAAGGACAGCCTTAGGGATAGTTACACCATTCTTATCATATTCCCTCCAGTTCTCCAGAAGGATCATCATAAATGGAATCTTCCAGAAAGGTAACTTCTGCTTCAGTTGAGTATCAATTGGATGACGATTTAACTTAATATCAACCTTATCCGGTTTCACGAACTTAGAGACGAATGCGGTTGCCCTTAACCTCCTCCAAGTTCCTTCATCATCGCTCGGAACATGTGGTAATTGATTACACATGAGGAATAATTTAAACTGGGGAGTAAATTCAAATGGTTCTTTATACAATCCTCTTGCTTGAATTTTATCATTCCCCGTAATTTCTTTCATCTCACCAACATTTAGAGTTTCATTTACATCTGGCTCCTGCATTACACAGAAACGTTTGCCCCTTGTTCGTGCCATCTCGGGACTCGCAGAGCCGGAAGCTTTTCTCTTCTGTGTAAGGAGGGCAACAGGTAAATTGCAAGCATAGTCTCCAAGAGCAAGAGTAATAAGTTCAACGAGTTTAGATTTACCATTACCACCGGAACCAGTCCAGATATTAAATCCTTCTTCCCTATTCTCACCCGATAAACAAGTTGACATAATCTTTAATGTGTATGCTCTAACTTCATCATCTGGAATAATCTGTTCAAGAAATAAATCCATATCTGCTTTTAATCTATCATAATTAGGACATTCTTGTGCTACCTTAACCATTAAATCATCAAGACCCATTGGAAGATCTTTCTTATCAACTGGTAATGAAAATCCACACGAAATTGTGATATAATCTTCGGGTCTTCCTTCCCTAAATTCATTATTCTTAAGATCATAAACTCCATTATCAAATCCTAAAAGATTATTATTAGTATCAAAATCTTCCATAATATCCTTTTTATAGAAAAGATCTCTTGCGTTTTTCATTAATCCATTAACATAATTACCCTGTAAAAGTTTCATCTGAATAGACATTATATTCTTCAAATGCTTACCAGCCCCACTTTTACCGTCCAAAACCTCGGAAACATCGTCCCCCTCCTCCTGCATTCTTTTTATTTGCTCTTCCTTCTTTTTACTATATACCGCTTGATATTCATAATATAAATTATAGATTTCGGTATGTATTTTAGTTTTTAATATAGTCCCTTCAAGAGTTCTTTCCCACATATTCCCATTAAAGTAAAACCATTCATCCTTAACATTTACTGAAATAAATTCATCATCATAATATTTATTAATAAGAGAACCAACGAGATAATCAGCATCTGCACCACTTCTCACAGACTTATCAACATAATTCTCTAAACTATTATTCTTCTGTTTAACAAATTCCCCTTGATTATCATTTTTAGCCCAGAACATAAGGGAGCCTATCCCAAGTCTCTGCCCCGAATGTCCGCCATTTATCGTTTTCCATTTATGTTCACATACATCTTCTTCATATGATGAACCTTGTTTGCTAAAATTTTTCCAATCTTCTAATAAAGATTTATTAATATTATGAAGACATAATCCAACCTCAAGCCATTTAGAATAATCACTTGCTCTTTCTTTTGATAAACATTTAATAAGACCTTTTACTAAGTTTAATTTTTCTTCTTCTACAATCTTGAAAGGATTAATTATATTATTATTATCAACATAATATAGATTTCCCCCATAAATATCTTCTTGGTTACCCATTGCATTACCATTACTACCCCCATTATTTTTAAGTCGGTTATCCATAAGAGCCAAGAGATCTTGTGAATAAGTTACGTTGTCTTCTTTAATGTGAAGCATTGAAAGTCTTTTCGCAATTGTAAGATCGCAAGAATAGGAATCGCTCATTTCTTCATCTGTAAGTTTCTGGAGTTTAAGTTCATCATCAACTCTAAAGACCTTCGTTAGTTTATAATAAGATTCATTTTCCTTGGCACAACCGTAAGGCTGCCAACCACTGAAACATCCATCACATAATTGATCTTCTTTATTAGAAGGAGGAATTACACAGGTATTCTTAAAGATTTCTGTAAAAACACCCTGTTGTTTAATTGTTTCTACCATTTTTCGGTAGTTTTCTTTTTTAAGAACTAAATCTGGGCAGATAATATGAATTCCATCTTTCGTCTTATATTTACCAGATTTACAAGGATAAACATTGTCTTTCTCCATTACCCACATTTCATATTTAGATTTGTCTTCAATGTCTAAGAACATAGATAGATTTTCTTTTAAGAAATCACAGATACGATTGATTGTTTCGTCTGTATATTGTCTTTCAGTAAGTTCATCTAAATATTTAATGTCGATATCAATAATAAAAGGGATAAAATCTCCGAACTTCTCAACAAGTGGAATATTATCTCCAGTCTGTATGATATATTTTATGATTTTTTTATAGAATGAATTAATCTGATTTTCTGGAATATGATAACTTCCTCTCTGTCCTGGTGTACTTGCCATGGAGGTAACATTGATAGGTTTTTCTGTTGTACTTTTTAGGACTTTTAATATTTTCAGATAATCAATTAAATTCATAATGAATTAATAATATTTTAATCTTTAATTCTTTTTAAGGATTTAAACAATCTTAATATTTTATAGTATTCA